CTTGTCGTTGTTTCCTATTCCGCAACTTCTTACCCAAGTAAACAGCTCCACCAGCTACAGCGGCTGCAGAGGCGGCTAAAGCTACCTCAGGGGTGGCGGCCAAAGCTCCTGCAGCGGCAAGTGCGCGTAAGGCAGCAGGTCCCAACTGTGCAAGTCTGGCAGCACGAGCAGCACGTAGTAAGGCTGGATTGACGTTACGAGCAAGTCTAGCGTTTTTGATTCCTGTAGCCTTGCGTAGCAAATTGAGGTCACGTTGGCCCCGGGCGACTTGGTGCGCACGGTTTGCTTCTCGCAACTTATTAAAAGCTGCGTAGTTAAATTTGAAAGCCAGCGTGATAATTGTTGATATACAGTTTAAACAGTTGGCTACTGTTGACGTTGTATGGGATCCACTACGTCAAGTGGACTGTTCACTCCGTGTACATTACTGCTGACCGTGCAGTCTCTTGGCATTTATATTAGCCCATCAAATTGGATTTGGTCAATTAAACACGGAGCCCCATTGCCTGTTAAGCGGGGTGTCGGCACTCACCCTATTTACTGCGCTATATGGTCTAGTTTGCAAAAACTGACCTGGGCTCGTAAGGCCCTGGAACATTTGTGACGCTAAGCTCATCATAGTACTTCTCAATTTCTATTTGCTCATCTGGAGTGATATCGAATGCTTCCCAGAACGAACAACGAGCTTCAGGCCGAACAATGCCTTCCTTGCGTCTCATACCATCACGCATGTTCTCAAAACTCCAAGGTAACAGCCCCTTGGGGATGGTTTTCCGTCTCTTACCGGACCGGACGTAACACTGATAAAACGATTGGAAAATGGGCAATCGCGCAGTGAGCGCGAGTCCACCTGTTCCCACGGCATCTAGCCATCCCTTGAACAAACGGTCATTATCCCATTTGTGCAGCATGACTGAATCTTTCGCGATTGCCGTGTGTGGGTTTCGGCACATAGTCCATTCCTCTCCATCAAATATTGGTTTTGTTTGACAAAATTCTAATTGACAGAACTCACTAACGGGTTCCTCAACCATCATATTGAAGCCTAATTTCAAAAACCATTCGCTTAGACCTTCCATGAAGTGCTTGAGGTCGCGTTTTTCTAAGAACACGACGCAATCATCTCCATTATTGGCCAATTGTGCATCTATATTTTTATGGAGGAAATATGCCTTTACCATTGAGCACATAAGCAGACAGTTACCTAGTGACGTGTTCATATCGCCACTCATTCGAGTTCCTTTGACTGTGTAACTTACCTGCCCGTCCTGGGTCCAACCAGTACAGTGATTCTCCAACTGCTGTGCTAAGAGATTACCGAGTTTGGATTTGTGTTTCTTGGATCTGAAACATTTCTTATAAATCTCATGCTCCCACTCCAATGCCTCGGTCGACACATGCTGGTCGAATCGAGAAGCGTCCAACCCCACCGCAACGGGGTCATGGAACAGCTCCCATTTATCCAACAAAATTTTTGCCGACTTACTAGCATTAAATCCCTTGATAACAGTCGGGTGCTCATGATGGAACAATTTCCCAATACTTTTAAACAACTTGTGTTCTAAATTCCACAAGTATCTCCCCACCCTGATATTGAATTTTGGGTCGCGAGGGGAGATCACCCTTGGCACTGGGTTTGCTTTTGATGTCCAGTCGGTCTTCTCGTACTTGATAAATACGCTTACTGATGCATCTTCCTCTAGAGTACTGCGGCCATTACGCAGGTCATCTAGAGCCCGCTGGTAAAATTCTCGCTTGCAGCCCTTATAGTGATCAACAAACTGTTGATGACTAACCGGGGCGGTCGAGGGTAAGAACTTTTCCAGTTGAGACCTCACACAATTAAGTGCAGAGTC